CCTGATTACCCGTGCCCGCAACGAACTGGTGCGTATCTTCCTTGAGAAGGAGATCGACTACCTTCTGTTCATCGACGCCGACATTGGCTTCGACCAGAACGCTGTGGCTATGCTGTTAGCGGGAGACAAGGACATCGCTTGCGGCATCTACCCCAAGAAGGAAGTGAACTGGGATAGTGTCAAGAAGGCAGCACGTGCTGGCAAGGACGACTTGCAGGACCATGCTGGCGCATTCGTGTTCAACATGATTGGCAACGAGCATCAAGAGACAGATGAGGATGGCTTCATCGAGGTGCGCCATGGCGGCACGGGCTTCATGCTTATCAAGCGCCAAGTGTTCCTTGACTTGATGCCCCACGTCCCAACCTATCGGGTGTCATCCTTCCGTGACCCCAACAGCGGCGAGTATTTGAAGCCGCTCACCCATGAATTTTTCGCAACAAGTATCGACGATAGCGGAGCGTTGCTGTCCGAGGATTATCACTTTTGCGAATTATGGCGGAAGCACGGCGGCAAAATCCATGCCCACCCGTTCATCCGTTTAACCCACACCGGCACGTACACCTNNAAGTAAGGAGCAAATGAAATGGCAAGGAAAGCAAACAAAGCAGCAGCAATCCTAGAGTTGCTGAACAAAGGTGTCCCTTCTGGGAAAATCGTTAGTCGTCTGAAGGTAGCCCCCAGCTACGTCTGGAAGCTGAAGAAAGAGATGGCCCACAAGACGGACGACGACAACGAAGTGCGCCCTCGCATGGTGGCCCCACACAAGATGATGCGCGTCACGAAGAAGCAAGCAGAAGAAATCAAGAAATTGACCCACGATCTAACTCTTGGACGCAAGGGGCGTGAAGCTGCTGCATCCAACGGGGCCGAGGACCTACAGGCAATGGCGCAAGAGTCGATGGATGCGCTTCTTCAGAAACGCGAAGACCAGTATGGTAGCTTCATGTTCGGTGCGAACATCGCCATCCGCTTGAAGGGCATCATGCACAACGCGATTGCGCAGAAGGACTTGCATCTCGCACCAGATCAAATGCTGGCGCTGGATATGATCGCAGTGAAGATCAGCCGTATTTTGTCGGGTAACCCGTCACAGAAGGATAGCTGGGTGGATATCGCTGGCTATGCAAAGCTGGTCTCTGACCGGCTCCAAGGAACTGTAAGATAGGAGGGAATTATGGGTATCTTCAATCCGTGGAAAGAAGTGCGTGAACTGAAAGCCAAGCTGGCTGAAGCTGAGAAAACCTACGTGAAGCTGACCAAGCAGATCGAGAAGCTGGAGTTCACCAACAAGGAAAACTCACGCGAGATCAATATGCTTGAGAAAGAATTGAAGGCAACGAAAGCTGCCTTGGCTGAGGCCAGTAAGAATGATACACGTGATAACAAAGGTCGTTTCACGAAAGCAAAGAAGTAATGGTTACGTGGTCCTATAGCAGCATCAAAACTTTCGATCAGTGCCCGAAGAAGTACTTCCACCTCAAGGTGGCTAAGGACGTAAAGGACGAACCGGGAGAAGCTGCTGACTATGGGACCGCTGTCCATGAGGCGGCAGAACATTACATAAAGAACGGCACACCGATCCCCGCCAAGTTCGGTTATATGAAACCCATCGTGGAGTCTCTGGCTGCCATCGAGGGTGAGAAGCACACCGAGTTAAAGCTGGGTGTCGCCAAGACGGACACTGGCTTCGAGCCATGTGGCTTTTTTGGTAAGAACGTCTGGTGGCGGGGCATCGTCGATCTGGTCATCATCAACGGCGAGAAGGCCCACATGGTTGACTACAAGACGGGCAAGAACGCTAAGTACGCTGACCCCAAGCAGCTTGTCGTGATGGCAGGTGCGCTGTTCGTGCATTACCCGCAGCTTAAGACGATTAAGTCTGCTCTAGCATATGTAGTGAGCAACGAGTTTATCCCAAAGGTTCACGTTGCTAAGCAGCGTGATAAGTATCTGGCGACCTTTGACGAGGAACTTGACCGCCTCGAACACGCAGAACTTAGCGGGGTGTGGAACCCCAAGTCTGGCCCTTTATGTGGTTGGTGTCCGGTGACTAACTGCGAACACCACAGGCCACGGAGATAACGATGAGTGACGTTGACGGGAAAACCCAAGCCGAAATGGCTATTAAGTTATCGGATAATGTCCGCGAGTTGATACGCGAGCATATCTTGGAAGCGTTTAACGACCCCGAGTTTATGATCTACCTGCCGAAGGACTACCTGCATGAGCACCTTCAAGCCCGTGCCTATGGCGGTATTGGTTTTGCACAAGCTGTTCGGGATGTTATAAAGCATCAGATGGACAAACGCTGAGGTGTAGCATGGCCCGGGACTACAAACGCGAATACCAGACCTATCAAGGGACTGAGCAGCAGAAGAAGAACCGCGCCATGCGCAACGCTGCTCGTGCCAAGATGATTAAAGCGGGCAAAGCCAAGAAGGGTGATGGCAAGGATGTCGCCCACGTTGTGGCCCTCGACAAGGGCGGCAGCAACAAAAGTGGCTTACGCATGGTTAGCAAATCTGCTAATCGCTCTTTTGACCGGGACGCCAAGAAGAACCTTGTGTCCGAAACTAGCCCCCGGGAACGCAAACGTAGCAAGTGATTTTCTTTCAGGTGGAGATACACCGTGCAAATTGTCAACAACCGCGCACTGGTATTTGAGGCCAGCGATCCCGGGATTGTAACGCGCAGCATACCCCGAAGTGCAATCATCGAGACAGGCGAAGTGGCCGTCAGATGGGGACTGCAAGAAGCCCGCACACTGGCTTCCCTAGGCTTCACGGACGTTCCGTCCCCCATCAAGCGCGACTACCAGTGGACTGGTAAGTTCAAGCCGTTCGCCCACCAAGAGACAACCGCATCCTTCCTGACCCTGCACAAGCGGGCCTTCTGCTTCAACGAGCAGGGTACGGGTAAGACTGCATCCGTCATCTGGGCAGCGGACTACCTCATGAAGCTGGGTAAGATTAAGCGCGTCCTCGTGCTGTGCCCGCTATCCATTATGAAGTCGGCTTGGCAGCGCGACCTGTTTACGTTCGCCATGCACCGTAGTTGCTCCGTGGCCCACGGGGATGCGAAGCAACGCAAGAAGATCATCGACGCTGGCTCAGACTTCGTCATCATCAACTTCGACGGCGTGGGTGTCGTCAAGGACGAGATCGCTGCGGGTGGCTTTGACCTGATCGTGGTGGACGAAGCAAACGCCTACAAGAACGCACAGACTAACCGCTGGAAGATATTGGCTCAACTCGTACAAGCGACTGACCCGTATCTTTGGATGCTTACTGGTACGCCAGCAGCGCAAAGCCCTGTCGATGCTTTCGGTCTGGCTAAACTGGTCAACCCGGACAATTGCCCTCGGTATTACGGCCTGTTCCGCGATCAGGTGATGATGAAGGTAACCGCCTTCAAATGGGCTCCCCGCCCCGGCTCAGACCGCATCGTGCATCGTGTCCTCCAACCGGCGATCCGATTCGAGAAGAAGGACTGCCTTGATCTGCCGGACGTTACCTTCACTGAGCGCGAAGCGCCGCTCACCCCGCAGCAGCGCAAATACTACAAAGAACTCAAGGAAGAGATGCTTATCCAAGCAGCGGGCGAGGAAGTCAGCGCGGTCAACGCTGCGACCAAGATCAACAAGCTGCTCCAGATCAGCGGCGGTGCGGTCTACACGGACACTAGAGAAGTCATCGAGTTCGACGTATCCAACCGGCTGAACGCCGTGCTGGAGGTCATCGAAGAAGCCAGCAACAAGGTGCTGGTCTTTGTGCCGTTTACCCATACCATTGAGTTGCTTCGGGCGCATCTGGAAAAGCACAAGATCAGTTGTGAGGTCATCAACGGCAAAGTGCCGCTCAACAAGCGCAGCGAGATCGTGGATCAGTTCCAGACCCGCAAAGACCCGCACGTGCTAATCATCCAGCCACAAGCTGCCAGCCACGGGCTTACGCTTACTGAGGCAGACACAATCATCTGGTACGCCCCGGTAACTAGTGTTGAAACCTATTTGCAGGCCAACGCCCGCATCAATCGTCCGGGCCAGAAGAACGCCATGACCATCGTGCATATCAAGGGCAGTGGCGTGGAAGACCGCTTGTATTCAATGCTGAGGAGCAACATCAACAACCATGAAAAAATAATCGACCTGTACCGAGAAATGATGAGCGAAGCCTCTTGACACTGTCAAAGATCAGCATATTATCGTCACCCCTAACAAAGGAGCAAACCAATGGACGACAAACAGTCCGTAGAAGAAATGGTGGTCGCGTACCGGAAAATCCGTGACACGATCCGCGAGAAAGAGGAGCAGCACAAGGACGAACTCGCTGCCCTCAAAGAGCAACTCGATCTTGTTGCTGACGGTTTACTTAGCATCTGCAATAATCTGGATGTTGATAGCCTACGCACCAATGCAGGGACGGTCTCCCGTCGGGTCAACACCCGTTACTGGACGAGCGACTGGGATGCGATGTATCGGTTCATCAAGGACCAAGATGCACCCTTCCTGCTGGAACAACGCATCCACAATAGCAACATGAAGCAGTTTCTGGCAGACAACCCGGAGCTTCTTCCTGCTGGCCTACAAGCCGACAGCAAATACGTCATCCAAGTCCGTAAGCCTACGGCGAAATAAGGGGATATACCCATGTCTAACGAAGTCTCTATCTTTAAGCAGCCCGGTGCCGTCTCGACGGGGATTGGCCGTGGTCAACTCAGTGAACTTGCTAAGTCCATGGCTACAGGCGGTGGCGGCACTACGTCGCGCCGCATCCAGACCAACACCAACGGGACGTTCAAGCGCCTCGTAAACGGCGAACAGATCGGTGATGCAGTCCGTGGCGACATTGACGTTATCATCGTACACGCACTGCCCAAGGTAAGCCGCGTGTTCTACGCTGGTGCTTACGATCCGAACGCAAAGCCAACGCTGCCAGACTGCTGGTCGAACGATGGTGATAAGCCAGAAGCGGGTGCGGGCAACAAGCAGTTCTCCAACTGCGCTGGCTGCCCCAAGAACGTGGTTGGGTCAGGCACTAACGGTAAGGGTCGCGCTTGTCGCTACCAGCGCCGCATCGCTGTTATGCTGCCGGATGATCCGTCAGGTGAAGTCTACCAGTTCAACGTCCCTGCCAAGTCGCTCTTTGGTAAGGGTGTGAGCAACGTACATCCGTTCGAAAGCTACATCCGCTATCTGCTTGCGAACCACGAAAGCCCGGATACCGTAGTGACCAACATCAGCTACGATCTGAACGCCGACTCCATGGAACTTCTCTTCACCCCGGTTCGTTCCGTCAGTGAAGACGAGTGGGAACGTGTAAAGCGCGCTCAAGCTGATCCGGCTACCAAGCGTATGTGCGAACTGACCGTAGCCCAGCAAGATGGTGTACGGGCCCAGCCCCAAGCTGCACCGCAAATCGCCCGCTCTGATGAGCCGGAAGATGAAGTTGTGGCTGAACCCAAGAAGCGCCCTGCTATGCGGGAAGAAGCTGCGCCGGAACCCAAAGCCAGCCTAGCCTCCGTCATCAGCAAGTGGAGCGACGATGAGGACGATTGATGAGTTACGGCTATAGCATAAAACTTATCGAAGCTAACAAGGAAGCCAGCATAGCTAACCTAGGTGTGCAGCTAGGGAGGAAGTGCATCGCGCATGGAATCTCTGTGAGCAAAGTTGCCAAAGACCTAGGCGCTACGCGGCAGTCCGTTTACAACTGGTTCTGCGGGGTTCACGCCCCGCAGGGCGAGTTTATAGGGCTTGTCCGCGAATACATTGCTAAGCTACCCAACTGAGTTTCGTCGTATGAGCAACTATTTGCGGGTGCGACCCGCAGCAGAGAGTGTACCTAATGGAAAACTTCGATCTCTTATCAACGGTACAGCCATCTGATGGGTGGTTTGCTATCGTTGGTATCAAGGGAGAAAGCGTAAAACAATCGCTCGTCCAGACGCGCGAGGAAGCGGATGCCGCTGTAGCCCAGTATCTGGAGCAAGAGCGCAACGTATTCTTTGGGGTTGCTAAGTATAAATCCGATAGCGGGCGCACCAAGGAAAACGTCCAAGCCCTGCGGGCTCTGTGGTTGGATATCGACTGCGGAGAAGCCAAAGCGCAGATCGACCCGAAGACCGGACGTCCCGATGGATACTTAGACCAGCTTGGTGGGTTCGCTGCGCTTCAGAACTTCTGCAAGCTGACCGGTATGCCCAAGCCTACCATCGTCAGTTCGGGGCGCGGGCTGCACGTATACTGGACGCTCGACCGGGATGTGACCCGCGAAGAGTGGGAGCCAGTGGCTTATCGCTTGCGTGATCTCTGCCAGAACCACAACTTTTACGTAGACTCTGCCGTGTTCGAGGTGGCTCGCATTCTGCGTGTGCCCGGCACGTATAACTTCAAGGACGTACCGCCAAAACCCGTGGAAGTCCTTGCTGTAGGCAACCCTGTTAGCTTCGACTGGGTTATACAGACGTTAGGTGTGAAGCACGTAGCAGCGCAGCCGAAGTGGGAGCCGACAGCCCTTGGCCGAGCCATGGCTAAGAGCGTTGAGTTCAACTTCAAGAAGATCATGCAGCGCAGCGAGAAGGGTGATGGCTGCGCCCAGCTTCTACACGCCTACCAGAACCGTGCGACTATCGACTACTACGACTGGTTCCACGCCATCTCGGTAGCCGCCATGTGCGAAGATGCCGCTGAGGCGGTGCATACTTTGTCAGAAGGGCACCCTGAGTACGACCCAGTCACAGTGGAGAACAAGGTAGCCACCATCCGGGGCGCAACTAGCTGCGCTAAGTTTGAGGCTAAGAACCCCGAACTCTGCAAAGGCTGCAAGTGGAAGGGCGAAATCCTTGGGCCAAAGCAGCTTGGGCGTAAGGTTAACGAAGCCAAGAGCAACAAGGTCGAAGAAGTAATCAATACGCCGGAAGGTCCAAAGGCTGAGACCTTCATCATACCAAAGTATCCGTTCCCGTTCTTCCGTGGTGAGGGCGGCGGTATATGGAAGAAGCCCCCCAAGGGCGACAAAGGCGACGAAGCCGAACCCATGCTGGTCTACCCGAACGATGTTTATATCGTGAAGCGGATGCGTGACCGGAAGCTGGGCGAAGTCTTGGTTTTCCGCCGCCACTTACCACTTGATGGCGTGGAGGACTTTGCGGTGCCCCTTAACGAGGTGTCGTCGAAGGACCTGCTGCGCAAAGCGTTGGCAACATACAGTGTAGCCATCCACCCGAAGAAGTTCGACGTCTTTATGGATTACGTCATGCTCTCGGTGGACATGGTGCAGCACGAGGAGAAAATGGAAACTATGCGTTCACAATTCGGATGGGCAGACAATTATAGCAAGTTCATTATCGGCGATCAGGAGATCGGCAGAGACGGCACCTTATACAGCCCGCCGTCCCCAATAACGGCAACACTTGCTCGGCACATGGGTCCTGTAGGGGACATCGAGAAGTGGAAGGAAGTTTGGTCGCTCTACGGGCGTCCCGGCATGGAAGGCCACGCCTTCGCAGCACTTAGTGCATTCGGTGCACCGCTCTTGCGGTTCCTCAAGCAGACGGGTGCTGCCATCAACCTTATGAGCCCTGAGTCCGGTACGGGTAAAACCACTGTGATGCGCATGATTATGAGCGCCTACGGCCACCCCACGGAACTCATCGCTAAGAAGTCAGACACGCTCAACGCTAAGATGCAGTGGCTCGCCATCATGTGCAACATGCCGTACTGCGTTGACGAAGTGACAAACATGAGTGGTGAGGAGTTCTCCGAACTGGTCTATGGTATGTCGCAAGGTAAGGCCAAAGAGCGCCTAACAGCCGGTGGCAACGAACTGCGCATCAACGACACCACGTGGCAGACAATCTCCATGTGCACGTCAAACGCTTCCTTCTACGAAAAGC